ACTACGCTGTAAAAGCGGTTGTGGGTCGTGGAACAGAGACCGTAATGGTTCATCAAACATCTATAAGATAGCATACCAAGCAATATATGATTTGAAAAGACCACGTTATCTATGTAGAACAAGTAATCAAGCAGTTTTAACGAATTGCTATAATCAAAATATACACAAGGTATGAAAAGACCTAAACTTTGAATAATTTAATTCGTATTTTTGTGCGAACTTAAATATTCAAAGGTGTATATCTAATATATGCTTTGTAATTTGACTTCTTTGAATATCTTCGTTGATTAACTCTACTATTTTTATAATATCTACCAAATCATTAGATGGATTATATTTATTAAATAAATTTATTTTTTGTATTATTTCTGAAAAGCCATTATTATTTTGTAAATCTGATTGTTTGATATCTCCAGTAACAACCATTTTACAGTTATATCCCAGCCGTGTAGTTATCATTTTCATTTGATTAGGACTACTATTTTGCATTTCATCTGCAATTATAAAGGTATTTTTAAATGTACGCCCGCGCATGAATGCTAATGGACATATTTCAATTATATTATTATGTATCATAGTTTCTAATTCTTTTACCGAATAAAATTCTAAAAAAATATCAAATATCGGTTTGGTCCATGGATCCATTTTTTTTATAATACTACCTGGTAAAAACCCAATTTCTTCTTCTACCGTTACTAATGGTCTAGTTATAACTATTTTATTTAATTTTAAATGATTTATAGATTTTAAACAAGCAAAAAAGGTTTTACCTGTACCTGCCGGTCCATTTACTAATAATAACTTAGTACTATCATCTTCCAACGAGGATATATATTTTGCTTGATTTGGTGTTTTATGAGTAATAGAAAACATATGCTCTATATTTTGATTTTTTATATTTGGCCGTTTCATTTTCATATAGACTTGAAGTTTGCCTTCCGAAAATATAATCATAGTAAATAAAATTATTGTAAAAAACATATAGTATTTATTATATGTTTTTTCTTTTTAAATTATTATTCGTTTGTTATTTTGGATATCATAAAAAATCGTTTATACTTTTTTATTTTATTTGAAGTGTATCCATCTGCTTTACGAATAGGTATAAGTTTATATTTATATATAGATAATATTTGTCTAATCAAATTAAGAAGTGGCCATTTTTGATTATCATTTGCGTTTTTATGTAAAGAAGTAAGCACCGATGAAGAAAAATTTTTTTTTAATTCAGGTAAAAGTTTTTGAACTTCTTGATATTTATGAACAGATAAAAAAATATCTCGTTCAATCATCATACCATCCATTTCTATTTCACTATTGAACACTATACCAGATTGTGCTAAAATTGTTTTACATAAAGGATCCATATTATATTTTATATATTAAAATCAGGAATTGAATATATATCATTTTCTTTTATATATTTTGCAATAATTTTTGGGTTTTCTTTATTAGAAACAATTTCTTCTGTTTGATAAACATTTCCATTTTTATCTATATAATAAATAATACCTTTTATATCTTGTGCCCACACATCTACTTTTTGTTTTGTAACTGTAACAGTATTATTATCAAATATACCATGAGGAGTTCCTTTCATATGTGTTCCGCAATAATTATAACCATCTTTTTTCCTCCTAGTACACTGTTCATCGCTTGCTCTTTTAGCACAACATCTTTCGTAAACAGGAACAAAATTTTTTACTCTTCTTCTTTTTTGTAAATCTTCTTTGGTAATCTTTATTATTTCATAATCATAAATATACTGACATAATTTGTTTGTATTAAAACCATTTTCATGTGTGTTTATTTGAATATAAGATTTTATATTGTTCTTAAATTCAAGCATATATCCCTCTACTAGTTTATTTATTTTCTTTTCCATATCCTTATATTAATAAATCTATGTTTAGTTATTTAGTTCAATTTTTTATTTAATTTATAAAACTACTTAAATAGTTATGGTGATGGGGTAGTTTTTGGTAAAACAAAATAACAAAGTAAAATTAACAGTAGAAATAAAACATAAGGACCATAGGTTGATTTTTGAACATTAAAAAAATCTAATATTTTCACTAAGCTATATATAAAGATTAAAGACATTCCTAGAAGGGTAATAAAGTTCATATATTTTATCTTAATATTTTTAATTATCATTATAGATATATATCTTGGTAATTTAACATATTATCATCGTTCCGTGTGAATTTATTATTATCATTTCCTTTATTTAATAAATTATCAATATCTATTTGAATATATCGATAATCGGGAAAAGCTATACTACCGTTTTCAAAAATAAATAAACCATTCATAACTGTTTCATTATTTCTCCAGACGATTGGTTGTGATTTTATAAACTTTCCTAAATAAATTTTATTTTTAGTATAAATAATAGATTCTGTTTTTCTTACACCCATATCTGTTAATATGTTTAAATATGAACCATTAAATATATAGGTTTCACTAGCGTGAGATAATAACATAATATATTAGTTATTATTTATTGTTTAACTATATTTTGTAAATATATAATGAAAGCTTAATGATAATTGCTGCGCGTAATCTTTAACTATAAAACAAATGTCATTAAATTTACTTATATGTAAACTGTCAAAATGATCACTCCATCCAACCATATTATTACTATTTTCTATATTATCTTTATTTTGGTTAACAAATTTACATTTTTTCATGAAAAGTGCAAACCTTATAATCCCATATTTTGTATTTTCTGATTTTTTATACGTTATAAATAAATCGTTTATGTTTTCAAATTCTTTCAATTGTTGTATTATATTATCGTAACTATGAAAATAATAACATTCACCTAATTCACTATATAATTCTTGACGTTCCTTGCCGAAAGTAAAACAAAATGGTGTTTTTTCAATAGGCTTTAAACAATAACCCACAATTGGTATTTCCATTTCGTTCTCTTTCATATCGGCCAAAACTAAAAAATCTGGATTATTTAAAAAAAAGTTTACAACAAAAATATTTACATATTTATCATATACTTTTTTTTCGTTTATAATTTCATGAGGAGTTGTCATAAATATTGTATCAGTATGCATAAAAATATCATTCGCATTAATTTTTAATTTTGTCAAGTCCATAAATAAAAATAATTGTTCATCATATTCAAAAAATCCATTTATTTCTATAAGCTGTAAATATTCTTCTTGTACGAAGCTACCAATTGTATTCAGAATAAATATCTTAGAATAATTCATTAAACTATCTATGTTCAAATAGTTATCGTTATAAAATCCATCATTCATCTCTATTATAGGAAAATCCAGAGACTGTAACAAATTATTTTTAATCAACATGAATTCTAAAAATACATTTTCATTATGTGAAACCATTTGATAAGGTAAAACAAAAAGAGGTTTAATAGTATTCGATTTTCGATAACTTATATCACGAGTTACCCTTTTTAAACTATTATAAATTACTTCCATTTTATTTATATAAAATAATTCTTTTAAATTATTAATTTTTATCAACTTTATGTTTAATCACCTCTTTGATAGTAGTTTCTCTATTATCCATTATATATTTTGTCATTTCTTGAGCTAACGTTTCATTATTTTCGGGATAATATTTTTTTAATACATTCAATAGTAATTTCCCGCTTATTGGTTTTTTTGTTACATTTTTTTTATATTTTAATGATCCGCCAGTAATATCAAAGCAATCAATTTCATTTGATTTCATAGTTAACAATAATTTTTCAGAAATATGTTTTTTTTCTTCAGTCTTTTCTTTAATTTTTCGTTTTAGTAAGTCAATTTCTTTAGTAATTTTAATCCAATCTTTTATACTAACTATTAGATCTTCTTTAGTTTCCATTCATTAATTTTATAATAAACTTTATATCTATTTTATAATTCTTTAAATAAAAATTGATTTTATTTTATTATATTTTTAACACTCTAAACTACAAAAATGGGCGCATCATCAAGTGTTATTAATCAATACCATATCCATATTTCAAATTCTACAAAATTTATAGACGATAATAATATTTTATCAGAAATTATTTCAGCACTACGTCAACGTGGATATAAAATAACTACTACAGATCTTTCATATAGTGCATCAGAAATATGCAACATTATTAGAAATTCAGATATACTGATATATTGTGTATGTCAAACCTATTCTGTATGTGCGGCTCAAGCAATTGAATATAGTTATTTATCTGAAAATCCAAAAAAAATATATAACATTATTATTGATAAATATAAAGACAAAACATACTTAAAACACATAAAAGAATTATTTGATAAAAATACAACAGTAATATCATCAAAAGATGATATACATAATGTTATAAGAGAAATTACTTATCATGATAAATACAATATGAAAACTAACCCATTTGTAAAAGGCTATAATTTTGAATATAATATAAACGATGAAAATATTTATAAAGTACTCGTATTTGACGATGGTAACCATAGTGTTGATGAAACGTATAATTATTGGAAAAAAATAGGATATGATAAAAATCATCCAGATAAAATTGCCTTATCCAATACAAAAGTAGAGCAATTTATAAATTCTATTTCAGAATGGAAAATATATAAAATTGACTAATTAAGGTATGAAATGTCTCTTACATAAATCATTCTTGTATAATTTATTTTTGCAAAAAAGTCCTTTATTTTTTCCTTTCAATAGAATATGACTACATATGTTGGTTTCTGTATTTATAGATTTGTCGTTTGTGTCAATATTTAACTTAGGGTGTATTATCATTTCCGGCTGTTTTAATGCGTGTTCTTTACACGATTTACAGTAGATTTTTACATCTTTTGAATGAATATTTTCTATTACATAAGAGCCTATATTAGCACAAGGAACGCCTATCATTTCGTCATCACTACAGAATGATGAGTTCAAACTATCATCTAATTTAATATATTTTAATCCTCCACATGTTCGGTCATATGTTGACACTTTTCTTAGATCTATATAATTCACACCGTGTCTTTTCTCGGGTCTTATATTTTTTTTATAAGGTAATAACTTATTTTGCACAGTTCGACAATAAGGGCACATTATTTGATAAAATTTTAATATATATTTACGATACTCCAATAAATTGAATTTTGTTTTTTGATTCAAAACATATTTAAAAATCGCATCATAATTAAATGAATGACCACAATCTAACTTGATAGATTCTTCTAATGGTTCATGTGTAATTAAACAATAATTATTATCATCATTCGACTCTGTATTATCGTTTGACAAAAGTTGTTTATAAAAATAATCAGAACAATCATTTAACTCCATGTATTATTTTAGTTATCTATCTTTAAATATTATAATTTATTATAATATATAATATGCCTAGTTCTGAAGTATGGGGACCTTCTGTTTGGACTTTTTTTCATACACTTGCAGAAAAAATAAACGAAAAATATTTTTTTAAATTAAGATCTAATATATTTAATATTATAAAATTAACATGTCGAAATTTACCATGTCCAAAATGCGCAAGCGAAGCAAGTATTTTTTTAGAAAAAACAAATATTAATAAAATCAATAATAAACAAGAATTTATAAATTTTATATATATGTTTCATAATTATGTCAATAAAAAAAAAAATAAACCTCTATTCTCTAGTACTAAATTGAATATATATAAAAATATACATTTATCGAGTGCATTTTTGAACTTTATAAAGGTGTTTCATACTCGGGGAAATATGCAGTTACTTACAGAATCGTTTCAAAGAGATTTAGCAATAAAAGAAATAATTAAATGGATGAAAGCATATGGAAAAGCCTTTATAAATTAACTAGATGTTGTTGTTCCTGCAACAAGTTCACCATTCTTATAAACAGAACATTTAAATGTCTGTTTGCTTGGCATAGAACACTGACTATTATCACTTGACGTAGAATTATAAAATAAATATTTAGAAGACCCTCCGGCGGTCATCGCCGAGACAATTGCTCCGGCACATCCTGCTCCCGATAAGACATTTAAAATTAAATCTGTCATCTTTATAATACATTTTTTTGATAACTTCATTATAATATCTATTATAAAATAGATTATTAAGCCTGCAAATACCCAGTAATTTACATTACTATTAGTAAACATGGGTATAGCTAGATATGTAATTGTAAATGCGAAAACAAAAGCACTAAATGAAGGATTACCATATTTACTATATTGTACAGAAGTACAAATATTATCTGCGTCTTTTAACGGCTCGTCACCAGTTTGTGAATAAAAGAAATTACGTAAAACACTAAATCCTAATAAATATCCAAAGAACACAAACCCTTTTGCATTTTGATAAGCAAACGATAATCCTATCATACAAATAGCAATAATAACAGGTGAATAAAAAGATAAAAAAACTAAAATATTCATTGGTTCATATATTAAAAGTGGAGAATTAGGATTTCCGATGATATTAGATGTATTATTCATATAATAATATAAATATTTTATTATAAAAATTATTTTTCTAAAATCATATCAAAAACCTCTGAAATAGTATCGAGCGGATAAAACCGAATCCCATCAAACAAATTATTATTTTTATATTTCTCCATAATTTTATCAAAATCTTCTTGATTCTCTCTAGGAAATATAAAATCTGTTATTCCTGCGGATATAGAGAAAACAATTTTTTCTCTCAGTCCTCCTATTTCTGTTAATTTGTAATCAAAACTTGTTTCGCCTGTTATACCAAAATTATTTTTAATTTTTATATTATTAAATAAACTATAAATAATTACAGTAAATGCGGTAGTAGCAGACGGACCATCCTTTTTTGTACTAATACATGGACAGTGTATATGTAATCCATATACACTTTTTTCTTTTGGATTATTATATTTTTCTATTAGTTTTTTTTGCACAGATTCATCACATAAGTTCCAAGCAGCTGTAAGACTTACATTTATTGATTCTTTCATAACATCACCTAAAGACCCCGTTAATTTCAAATTTAAAAAGGTATTACAAGGATAAAAACTAATCTGTAAAGGCAGTATACCTCCCTGTCCCATATCATTTGCCCATAATGCGTTTATAAGACCAATAGTTGGTTTGGTGTGAATTTTAGTTATTTTTATTTCTCTCTTATCTTTGAAATATTTAGTCTTTATCATTTCTTCAGTAACAGTTATGGGTATTTCTATTTGTCTAAAATCTGTATATAGATTTAAATTTATTTCACCAATTATTTCAAATAAATTTTCTTTTAATTTTCTCACACCAGGTTCTAATGTATATTCTGATATAATAAATTTTAAAACATCATCTGGTATTTTGATACAATCAATTAAATTAAATTTTTTATATAAATCCGGTAAAAGATATCTATTACAAATAATTATTTTATCTTCGTTTGTCAAACTATCAAATTTAATACGATGAACTCTGTCCAACATTATTGGGTCTATGCTATATGGATCATTATAAGAAAGAATAAATAAAACTTTGGATAAATCAATATCTATCCCTGAAAAATATTTATCTTGAAAATGTTTATTTTGTGATGGGTCTAATAAATGAGTCAGAACGCCAATAATTTCTCTCCCATGTTCTGTTTTTGATATTTTATCTACTTCATCAATTAATATGATTGGATTTAAACATTTGTTATCCATTAAAATTTGTAGAATTTGTCCCCATGTACTACCTACATATGTATAAGAATGACCTATTAAACTACTAGCATTTGAATCGCCTCCCATAGCGATAATAGAAAACGGTCGCGATTCTCCATTTTCATCTATTAAACATTCAGATAACCCCTTGGCTAAAGTTGTTTTACCAATTCCCGGGTTTCCTTCAAACCCTAAAACTTGACAGTCATAACTGTTACCATTATTATTTATCCATTGACCTATAATTCGTTGTACTTGCCTTTTTGCATTTTCGTGACTATGAACAGATTTATCTAATGTTATCTTTGTTTTTTTAGAAAAATCCTTCAAAATATTTATTTTAGATATTAATTTATTTACATCATTTATAAGTTGTTTTTCATCATTAAACAATAAAAAATATATACTTATAAAAATATTTACATCATGTAATAATATCTTATTTAATACATGTTTCAAATTATTCAATATATCTTGTTTTTTTTTTAATTTTGAATCAATTATTATATCATTTTCTAGTTTATTATTTTTCAAAATATCATTTATATTAAATGATAATACTAGAAGGGATTTCCTATCATAAGAGCTAATTTTATTAATTATATTAATTAATCTTTTTTTATTTATTTCTGTATTTTCTATTAGTTTTTTATAATATTTATTATAAAAATTAAATATATCTATGGTGTTTTTAATTTCACCGTCTTGAAATTCATCTAATTCTTTATACTTAGTTAATAAATAATTTATTTCAGAGGTTGAGTCTTTTACTATATTTAGTATTGGTTCTTTTTTAAATATATTAAATGGTATTTTCAATAACCCTTCAATAAATTGTCGAGCCTTTATACCAGAATCTTCGGATTTATTTTTTACCTCTTTTAATTTGGTTAATGCTTTTTCTTTAACCTTGGCATCTGTATTTAATAAACAGATTTGTTGTTCCAATGGTATTTTATTTGTATCAAAATTTGTCAAATCATTTGTGTATTGTATCGTTTTTTTCATAGCTGATTTAAAATTATTTTTAATTACTGATGGTAAACTATCAAATAAAATAATTTGATCATGATTATCTATCGCACCATTTGTATCATTGGATAAAATATCATACAGTAAGTAAGCTAAATAATCATGTTCTAAATAATTATCATTCAATAATAACATTATTATTGTATTTCTTTTACCGTATAAATCGTCTTTACAAAAGTCTTTAACTATATTTGTTATATGTTGTTGTTTAATATTATCGTTAAAACTTACATAACCATAATACTTTGTAAAAATATCTAAATTCGACTTACATAATAAATAATCTTTTAATGTAAGTGATTTTAAAAAATCTTTAAATGCAAAACTTTGAAAATCAGGTTGGTCTGGGATATTATTTAAAGTATATTTTTTAATATCGGTTATAAGAGATAAATCTAATAACTCAATTAAAATATCATCTAAAAATCCAAAAATGATCATACTTTTATTTTCGGTGTAATTAAATACTAACTTAATACCGTGTACTTTTATATAAAAGGACTTAAATTCAGAACTAATATCATCGCAGCTGTAGTTATTAATTACTTCATCAAAATACTTTTCTATAGGTTTATTCTTATTTTTAAAACTTATATCAGTTTTAGTGGTTATAATTTTATAACTTATAGGATGAAAGTAATTGGTTAATAGCCATATTTTATCACTATTCATATTACATTTTGAAAGAGTTTGATCCTCTATACATATATTTAAAAAATCATCAAAATTCATAGTTCCATATTCTTTGAATATACCTGCTAAGTCGTTATTAATTTTCTGGAGGGTTTTTAATATACTATTTTTCGTAGAATTACATATCAACGAATTATCTAACTCTACAATTATTTGTGTTATACTATTTAATTTATTCATACATAATGTATATTCGCTTATTCCTAAAATATCATTTTGCTTATTTTTATGAATATGAAGAAATGTATTTTGAATTGCTTTCCTATAAAAAACTGTTTTTTTTTTAACAAAATGTATTAAACTCCCAGAATCAATTTTCATAATATATCAAAATATATTATTTAATATATTTAACAATATTAAACATATAGTTGTTTTTATATGATATGGGTATTCCTGCTTACTTTTCGTACATAGTAAAAAATCATCTAGATATAATCCAAAAATTTACACAAGACACCAAAATTTCTCATTTTTATTTAGATTCAAATTCTATAATATATGATTCGATACACGAAATTGATTTTGATAATTTAAAATCAAATGAGTTAAATCATATATTACAATTGATTGTATCAAAAATTGCGGCTTTAATACAAATTATATCACCTAGTAAAAATATATTAATAGCATTCGACGGAGTTGCACCATTAGCAAAATTAGAACAACAACGATCGCGTAGATATAAGTCACATTATCAGTCTAAAATATCAAAAGCAATTTTTAAAACCAAAAATGATCCTTGGAATACAGCTGCTATAACACCCGGGACTATATTTATGGAGAAATTAAATATATTTATGAAAAAATATTTCAAAAATAAATATCCTAATAATAATATTATTTTATCTTTAACAGACGAATATGGAGAAGGAGAACATAAGATTTTTGAATATATTCGTAAAAATAACGAAATACATATGAATGATAAAACGGTAATTTACGGGCTAGACGCCGATCTCATAATGCTTTGTATTAACCACTTACCTATATGTAAAAATATTTTTCTGTTTAGAGAAACTCCGTCGTTTATTCAAAGTATTAGTAAAGACTTGGAACCAAACGAATCCTATATACTGGATATACCTGCACTAACTAAAGAAATATTGAATGAAATGAACCCAGAATATAATGATATTTTTCCATTTGAAAAAGTATATGACTATATTTTCATATGTTTTTTTCTAGGAAATGATTTTTTACCTCATTTTCCCGCGTTAAACATAAGAACCGGAGGTATTAATAAATTATTGAATGCGTATAAAGAGACTATAAAACCAAATGAATTTCTTTATACCGGAGAAAAAATTATATGGAAAAATGTTCGTAAATTGGTCTCCTTTTTAGCTGAACATGAATATGAATATATTAAAAAGGAAACCCTCATTAGGAAACGAGTTACAAGTAATAGATTTTCTACTAAAACTCCTCAAGAAATATGGAATAAATTTGATAACACTCCGTCATATGAAAGACAAATAGAAACATATATAAATATACAAAAAGATGGATGGAAAGAACGATATTATGAAACATTATTTGATTTAACGATCGATAATACAAGAAAAAAACAAATCGCGGTTAACTATTTAGAAGGACTAGAATGGACTATGAAATATTATACACAAGGTTGTCCTGACTGGAGATGGAGATATAATTATGATTATCCTCCGTTACTAGTCGATTTAATAGAATATATTCCCTATTTTGATAATGACTTTATAACTACAAATATAGCTAATCCGGTACATCCAATGGTTCAATTATGTTATGTTTTACCAAAAGAAAGTTTATATTTTTTACCCAAACAACTATACCAATTTATTATAAAAGAACGTATTCACTGGTATCAGTCCAACTGTGAATTTCGTTGGGCATATTGTAAATATTTTTGGGAATCACATGTGTTATTACCCGAAATTAATATACATGATCTAGAAAGTATCGTAAGAAAATATGTATCCGGGTAAATAATTATATTACGGTATTTCGTTTAATATATATCATCAAAAAATTGGAAGTTTTCGCAGAATTATCGATTTTTTAATATTTTTAAAAAGTATAAAGTGTTTCTATATCTCAAAAATGGACAAAAAAAATGTCCAATTTTCAATTCTCCAAAAAACTTTCCAGAAAAAAAATCTTAAAAATCGAAATTTGGGTATTTTATAAGTTATTACCAGTTATGCTAACAAAAAATAAAAGTTTCAAAAACCAGAAAAAAAAAATCCAAGAAAATTTATGATTTTTTTGGGAAAAAAGATTTAGATGTTTTTCTGTTATCATATAAATGATAATAAATGATAACAAAAAAACATCAAAAAACATCCAAAAATTTTACTGCGAAATATGTGACTTCTCATGCAGTAAAAAAGGAGATTTTATGCGACATATTAAGACGATAAAACATAATGATAACCAAAATGGTAATAATGGTAACGAAAAAACATCAAAAAACATCTGTGACCTATGTGGACGGTATTATAAATATTTAAGCGGATTAAGCAGACATAAACAGTCTTGTTTTATCCAATCAGATCAATCAAATAATAATATTTCAAGTAATTCATCAAATGATCACAAAATTGATAAGGATTTAGTATTAAGTATATTGAAACAAAATAGCGATTTAATCAAAGAAAATAACGATTTTAAATTTATGATGATGGATGTTATAAAATCTGGTACTCATACTACAAATAATAATAACTGTAATAATAAGAACTTTAACTTGAATTTTTTCTTAAATGAAACGTGTAAAGGAGCTATGAATATAATGGATTTTGTTAACTCCTTAAAATTACAATTAAGTGATTTAGAAAAAATGGGTGATATTGGATATGTAAATGGTATGTCTAATATAATCATTAAAAATTTAAAAGATATGGATATTACTGAACGTCCTGTACACTGTACTGATGTTAAGAGGGAAGTATTATATGTAAAGGATGAAGATAAATGGGATAAGGAACTATCTGAAAAACCAAAAATCCGCAAAGCAATTAAATATGTTGCCCATAAGAATGCGAGATTATTACAAGAGTTCAAAGAAAAACATCCAGATTGTATCAAATCTGAGTCCAAGTATTCTGATACTTATAATAAACTAATGATAGAAGCAATGGGTGGTAAAGGATGTGATGATGACAATAAAGATACTAAAATTATTAAACGACTTGCAAAAGAAGTAATAATAGATAGTAAATTGGATAAAACAATTGATAATTGATAATTAATCTTTTTATTTAGAAATATAATTTTAATAAAAATATTATAATTTTGTATATATGTCAAAACAAGTAATCAGTGAAATAGAAAATCGTGACGCATTTCTTCATTTACTACAAAATAATACTGGAGTAATTATTCTTAAATTGGGAGCGGAATGGTGTGGGCCTTGTAAAAAAATTAAACCAGTTGTAGATGGGTTTTTCGCTACTTCGCCTCCAGATGTTATATGCGGAGATATAGATGTAGATCAATCATATGATTTTTATTCGTTTTTAAAAAGTAAAAAAATGGTAAATGGAATTCCGGTGATATTATGCTATAAAAAAGGAAATCATTCGTTTATACCTGATGACATGATTACCGGTGCAAATCCAAATGAACTACATAAATTTTTTATAAAATGTGGTAATCATTTAAACGATGTAAGAAAGTTATATCCACCATCTCAGGTAAAAACACAACAAAAACAAAATAACGTTTACTCTGTTTAATAATAAATAATAAATAATAAATGATTTTTAGTTATTATTTATCTATCTAGTTTTATTTTTGGATTTACTAATATACATTTTTTAGTTATATCCCCACTTAATCCAGTTTGTAATGGACCGTCTAAAGTATTCGGCACCGAGTCATATGTTTTAGTTAACGTAATCTGTGAATTCATTATATTTCGTTGGTTATTTTTGATATATGTAATAGTAATTACTGTGCCTTGGGGATAATAAAGTAATACACCTGGTGTGCGTTGATGATCTGTTCCTCCAAATTCAATTACTTCGCCTGTGCTATTAATACTACAACTTAATAGTAAATCTCCTGGTGAAAGTTTACTAACAAAAGGGGAATAACTTCTATTTACAGAATTTATATACACTCCTTTTACATCAAATATCGGAGAATTATAAAACGCACGCATTACAAATGGGCTTGGAATAGTCCAATATAATCCTAAAAAAAGTTTGCTCTTATTATTTTGTCCAGTTTTCAAAACAGATAATGTAGATTTCAAGACATCAATATTAGATCCACCACCAAAGCATTCGTATCCTCCTCCTAAACCAAAGGTATAAATTGCTATTACTTTGCCATGTGGATTTAATATTGGACCTCCCGAGTTTCCACCCATTCCAGGAGCAGAAACGTGAATACTGTCTGTAATTTGATAGCCACTAGTTTCAGTATAATGTGAGTCGCGTATACATCCAGAGCTAATAGAATCTTCATTTAGTCCTCCTGGATTACCTACTACATAACACTGGGTCCCGGCTTCCGGCATTTTATCTGCTAATTGTAAACAATAGTTCGGATAATTTGTAAAATCAATATTAGTTTGTATTAAAGCAACGTCTGCTATACCATCTATATATATATTATTTACATTTATACTAGTCCACTTATTTGTGATCGGATTTTGAATATAAGCAAATGTAGTTTTCAAATAGTTATTATTCCGAATTTCCATTACACAGTGTGCTGCTGTAATATAATACCCTTTTACTAAATCTTCGGTATTTTCTGCGAAAAACCATCCAGATCCAATATAACTACCTCCGTTTAGTATGAATGCAATTTGACTAACACATTTTTTAATATTTGAAAAAACTATACTAGAATTATCTGTTGAACTATTTTTAGAATTTTGTAAAAAAATAATATCATTCGTGTTAGATTGAACAGTAGTTTCTAACGCAGTAATTTTATCGGTGTTTGCTACAGGAAGTAGTTCTAACGCAGTAATTTTATCGGTATTAGATTGAACAGTAGTTTCTAACGCAGTAAT